TCCGCCGGTGATCTGCTCTAAGATCGTGTTGTACTGCGGCGAAGCCGTCGAAGCACTGACAGCGTTCGCAGCGCCGCCCGACAAGTCCAGGCCGCGCATATAAAACGCCAGGCTGATGGCAGCGTCACGGTTGCCCTCGGCAGCAAGCGGCATCTCGCCGTCGCCACGCTGGCCGGTGGTCTCGATACGGGGCTGCGTTGCTTCGAGCGTGCTGTCCGCCGTCATTTCAAGGTCTTGGTAAGTAATGCCAGAATAGGTTTCTACCTGATCCCAGGCGGGCGAGCCGGTCTGCCCTGCAATGGCGACGCGGTTAATCCTTGCGAGTTTGTTAGCCATTAGAGAACTCTCCTGATTCTGGCTTGTATAGTTAAGTCAGCTTCGAGCCCGTTTCCAGTAGGAAGGACGCTTACCGTCCAGTTAGTAGGCTCAAGTTTTAAAATGCCTGTCTGGGAATAGTCCCAGTTCCCGCGGACGATCGCTAGGCTAATGCGTTCCATATCGTCCACGATCATGTTGGAATCTGCGCCGATAGTGCCACGCGTCAGCGCTTCCCATCTGCAGGTTAATGTATAGCTTCGGTCCAGATAGACCGTTCCGCCGTCGCCAGTGTTCGGAGCGTCAGCAAGCCGCAGCAAGTTTCCCGCTGTTGCTCTGACATAAAAGCGCCGAAAGGCTTGGGCGTTCAGCGGCTCCCGCCGATCCCAGTTCTGCAAAGCAGGCGAGCCAGTGACCGCCGTCGCTTCGACGATCGAAACAATCTGGTCACGCGCTGGATCAGTGGGCCCGCTCACCGCTCAACCCAGACCCGGCGAAGATCAGGCTTTGGATCGAGCGGCTTATTCTTCCCGCTGGAGTCAACCCAGGCCAGACGATCCACAACGTCTCGAAGATAGGCTTCGGCCTCTTCCCTGGCGTCGTCGTAAGTCGTCGCCCATTCGGGGCCCCAGCTTTTCAGCTCGTTGGCATAGCATCGAGCGGCCACGGCCTGTTCTAGCTGCTGCCAGGTCCGAAGATTCCACCAGTCGAGCCCCATCTGCTCAAGTCGCTCTAAGCAGAGCGTTAGAGCCGTATCCAGGGCCACGGCATAGCTGGGATCTTCTGTGCGCTGCTGGTCGCCAAGGACCGGATACCGGCGCACGAGCGACTGATAGCTGCAGGGCTGCACAAGCGTCGCCGTCGTGATGGCGAAGCGCTCCGTTTCAACGTGCTGAATGCCTAGCTCGTCCTGGCTCGTGACCTCGAAGTAGAAAAGCCCCGTGTCCCAGGACGCCGTGTCGGCGGCCGAGACCGCCAGCGTGACTTCTGGACAAGTGAAACTTTCACCAACTGCGATGTCACGGGGCAGCGGCTCGTGCAGGTATGCGCTCGTGTTCGGCGTGCCTACACTAAACCGGATCTCGAAGCTGTCGGCGTAGGGATAAACCCGCGCCCCACTGTTTGCCCTTTGGACTCTGCCGACTTCATAGCCAGCCAAAGCCCCGGCGCACTGTAGGACGCGGGCTCCCTTGTCCGCAGCCGTTGCAACCGTTGTGTCTGGAGCGGCCTGGACAATGCCAGCAGCAGAGGCCACGACTTCGCCATTTACGTTTAACACGCGATAATCGTGGCTTCCGCCATTGGGGCGCCCATAGCTCAATACAAGCCTGAGCGTCCCGCCAACTCCATCAACAACGGTCTGTATCATTTCTCGGCCTTCTTCTTCTTCGGAGCAGCTTTCTTCTTCTTCGGCTTGTCTGCATCCGCTGCCTTTTCAGGCACCAAAATCCAGTCACGCTTCAGATAGCTTTCCAGCTCCTCTTCCGAAACATCAGCGAACCTATTCCTTTTAACAATCTTCGGCATAGCTTAGGCCGCCGACTGAATGCCAGAAAGGAAGGGCGAGAAGCGGGCGCAGGCGCCCACGTATCCTGCGACGATGTTCATGCCACCGGTGGCAATCAACGCAGTCTCTTCGGTCCGCACGTTCGGCGCCATGCTTTCGCAGAAGCCGATCGCCTGGCCGATGCTGAAGATAGCGCCCTTATAGGTGTTGCCAGCCAAATAAGCAGCGCCAGTCACCAACTCGGCCCCGGTTCCGGCAGCAGCAGCGTGTGCGCCGCTGGAAACCTTCGAGCTAAGAATAATGGGAACGCCGTAGTACGTACCAGCAACGCCGCTAGGATCAAGCGCCCGGTTAATGCCGGTCACTTCAGCCTTGGCGATGAAGTTGCCCGAAGTGCGAAGATCGCCACGAATGTCGGACCATTGCGCGGGGTGCAGCACGATCACCGCATCGCCAGCGAAGGCCAGACCTTCCGTGTTGTTTCCTTCGGCCTGCTCAAGAGCCAGATCCAAAGCGGCAAGGCTAAGAGCGGCAGCAGCGCCGGCGCCATCAGTCGCCGTGGCGCTCTGATAGTTGCCGTCGAAAGCATCGTCGAAGGTCGCCGTGATGAGACCGTTCTGATCGTCGCCCAGGGCCAAGCCAAGAGCGCCGCCAAGCTGGAGCCAGCTCATGTCGCCTTCGCTTGCTTCCATTGCGAAACGAGTCATTTGCACTGCGGGCACTTCCCGCGGCGTTCCGGTCACGCTGGTGGCGACAGGCGTCACAGCGCCGGGCGTCAAGGCTGCGCCTTCGACAACGCCGGCAGCCGTAAAGGCCGCAAGATGGCTAAACTTGGCAGTCTTCATGCCACGAGCCACGGAGCAAGTTGTAATCAAAGAAGCCCGGTCACGGGCAACGGCGAGCATTTCGCCAACGACGACATCAGTCGGGACAAGACTCGCAAGAGTCGCGGTTGTGGTAGCAGCCATTGCTACATCTCCTTAGCGCGAGCCGTAGTTCTCGCGCAAATAAGCCGCCCTCTCGTCTCGCGTCAGTCTCGACAACGCCTCAGCGTCCATCTTGGCGCCCTGTCGAACGGCCCCGGTGGATGCTGCTGGCGTGCCGTTGACCTGGCGTGCCGCTGGCTTGCTTGGGTTGTTGATAAATTGAGCCGAGAATGCTTCTGCCAGTTTCAGCGAGCGCTCTAGTTGATCAAGTTCGGGATTTTCGCCCAGGTCGCCGCTGATCGTCTCACGAGCTGCTTCGGGCAATGCCTCGAAACGCTGCATCAATACGCCGCGGTGCCTGTCTTCCAGCCCCTTCAACCGCTCACTCGCTGCCTTTAGCTTTCCGGCTAAGTCGTCGGCCGCGCTCTTGTGCTCGGTTGCCAGCTCCTGCCACTTGCCCTGCTCCTCTTTCTCTTTAAGCGTGCGCTGTTCAAGTTGCGCCTGCATATCCGCAAGTTTGGCCTCCGCCTCCCTCGCACGATCAAGAGCAGCCTGGCGCCGGGCGATGGCCTGGTCCAGATCTTCCTTTGATACTCCCGGCCCCGCCTCCGGCGTTGCCGTCGCAGCGTCCGCTGCTGTTTCCTCTGACATTTCGCTTCTCCTCTCTGCGCGCCTTATACGCGCTTTCTAAGTGCTGCGGCAACTAACTCGGAAGCCACCGCGACCATTTCCTTAAATCTTTCGCCGTCAACTGGCCCGATAGTGAACCAAGGGCGAAGCCTGTTTGTCCATGCTGCCTTTTCGCTGTTGCGAGGAGCTGGAGCGCCTGAAATGGGCGGCCCTGCTATCTTCGGGGTGCTTGCAACTGGCGAGCGTCGCCCTGGCACCCTGCGAGGCTTACCGGCCCTGGCTTTGGCTGCTCCAGCCATCGCCCAGATCGCTGATCGGTCTTGCTTGCTTAGGTTTCCCCAGGCTTGCTCGACTAGGCTTTTGGTGGACATTGCGGCCGAGTCGTTAAAGCCAAGCGTGAAACGTGTCTGGCTGTAAGTCCGCACGATCATGCTGTTAAGCATTCGGCCGGTGACTGTCATATCTGGCTGGGTGCCGTATCCTGCCGCCGATCTGATGCGCTCATAAAGCGGAGAGTATGGCTCAAAGGGCTGCAGGTTAGCATCTAGGCCGTCTCTTGTGTCCATGCGGATCAGGCCGATCAGCTCTTGGGCAAGTCGTCGCATGATCTGCGTCTGCTGTTGCGGCTCCAGCTTGGGCAGATCCGGCGGGATGTACTGCAGCTTGATCGGTCCTTTCGATTTGATAACTCGTCGCGCCATGATCAAACTCCCCAGCGTCTTGCGTAGCCATGCGCCCGCTCAAAGCGCTTGGCGTCAGTCTCTGCAACAATCTCGGCCGCTTCTCTTACTAGCTCGGGCCAGACTTCCTCGAAGATCGGATAGCGTCGGCGCTTGGCTCGCCGCAAAGAGATGGGCGACAGAATATGCCGGCATCGCCAGCCGCCCAGAGTCTGAACGATGCCCGGTTGCCCGTTGCCGTCGCCGTTGCGGACACGCTTGAGCGGCGCCATTCTCGGATCTGTCTCGATGCTGTTTAGCTCGGCAATGGTCAGAACGACGCCCTGCATGATGCGGCAAAACGGGCGACTGGTAGCAATCAGCGTGCCGTCATAGCGAAAATACTCAACGCCCGCCTGCTTGGCCTCTTCAAGCTGAACCATGCGATTCAAAGCGCTGATCGTCGTATCCACGGCGGCCGAGGCCCAGTTGATCCATTGCGACATCGGAGCATTAAGCGGCGCCGTGATGCGGATGGTCTCGCGCTCGCCACGTCCAGCCAGGAAAATGACTAGATCGTCGATGGGCTCCTGCCCCAAGACCGCCGCCTCGACCGCCTGGCGCACCATGCCCGTAATGTCGAACCAGGCATTGTCGAGCGTTCGCACCGTGTCGCGCTGGAAGGCTTGCACGAGGCTATCGAGCACAGGCTGCTGATCCGCCGGCAATCCCTCGGCCACTTCGTTGACGATGCGGGCCACGTTTCCGCTTAACTCCTGCAGCGCTCCGGTATAGCCTGCCGCCTGCAGTTCCGCCGTTAGCTGCTCCGAAACCTGAGCGGCTCGGGCGATGTTGTTGGCTGTGCTCTGCAGCCTGCCCTCTTCGCTATCGAACTCGGCAGCATAGATCGCCATGTTGGCGTTGACACGATCAACGACCTGCTTAAGCGTTGTCTGCCAAGCGTCGACGACCGCATCGATTTCGGCGTCACTAGGCACCGGCCGCCTCTTCCTCTGCTATGGCTGCGGCTTCGTCCTGCAGGGCTGTTACCGCCATTTGCGCCGGTTGCTGCGGGATGCCGAAGGCTGCCTCGGCCAGGCCCATCCCGGCCGGTCGGATCTCCTGCCGGTTGGCCAAGATGTTGTCTTGGATCTGCTGGGCTGCCTGCTGCTCTGTGACGCCCAGGGCCTTGGCCATGGCCTGGCTCGAACTAAGCCAGTTCTTCGAAACGTCGTGGTCAAGCACTCGGCGGTTGGCCTCTTCGTCAACCGGCAGCGTGGACGGGCCAGGCATCCAGAGCATCTCCAGATCCCAAGGCAACGGGGCCGCGTCGCTGTACGTGTTATGGACGGCTCGGGCGATGTCGAAAGCGTCGCCCTCTTCGAGCCGCTGGTATCGGCGGATCTGCTGCTCTCGATGCAGTTCGGCTTCGAGATTCTCGACCTTCAGAGCGACGCCCGACAAAGCCTGGCGATTCTTCGGGCTCCATGCCGTCGGGCTAAGGCCCATTCGCTGGGACTGCTGCAGAATGAAGTCTTCGAGCATCGAGAGATGATCAGCCAGGCGGCTGTCTGCCGTGATCGTGCTAAGGCTTTCGCCTTCGTTCAGGATCGAGACGCCGCCGGGCGCCAAGTTCAAAGCGCCCTCTGCTTGCTCGGCATCAAGCGCCGTAGCGACGAAGACGCCATAGCCAGACGTGCGGGCCCGCATGGTCAAATCAACCCAGGTCAAGTTTAAGTTGTCTTGAGCGTCCACCATATCGAGCGGAGGCCGTGGCCATAGCTCGCCGGGAAGCGCATCTTTGCGGACCAGAGCGAAGGGCAGAACGGTCGAGCCGTCGCCGCTGCGAATCGGGCTGGTGAAGTCCTGCGCATCTTCGCCCGGCTCCAACTCCACGCTGCCGTCTTCGTGAATGACT